GACGGTGTCCGGGTCGTAGCCCTGGTTGAGGGCGACGATGTTCGCCTTCGCGAGCGCCACGTCCTTGAAGATCTGCGCCGCAGTCGCACCGGTCCAAGCCGCCGCGGCAGCGGTGGTCTGGGTGACGGCGGACGAGATGGCGGAGAGCGCGACCGAGTCCACGTACTTCACGTTCTGGTTGCCCAGCTTGGTGAGTGCACGGTTTACCGGCTGCATCTTCTGACGGGAGATGGACTCGTCGGTGACGATGGTGTCCTGACCCCACTTCACCGTCTTCGCGATCGACGCGACACCGGTGGGAGCGCCCGTGAGCGGGTACTCCGATCCGGGGGCGACGGCGCGGGGGGTGTCGTTGGTGTAGATGGGCTCGCCAGTCTCGTACTGGACGGCGCCACCCGAGACCTCGTAGCGGCCGGTCAGGAGCGAGTCGGCGATGAACCGCTGCTCGAGAATGGTCCGCAGACGCCGCGCGATGAGCGTGGGATCGTTGAGGAATCGGGAGATGGTGACCTGGTCGCCCGAGATGGTCGGCGCGGCCGGCGGGTAAACGTACGGCATGGTGGTGTCCTTTCTGGCTCGCGCCGGTTATCGGAGGAGGGAGACCTCGACGAGGGCCCCGTCTGCGGCCGTGCTGAGCGCGAGGCCGACGACGTTGTAGTCATTGGTGCCGTTGGTGTGCGTGGCAACCTTGCCGCCAGCAGCACCCTCGACGAGCGCACCCGCCGTGATGGCACCCGAGGCGACGAGGCGCTGTACGCCCTCATCGAAGATGGTGACGTTGTCACCCGTTGCGGCGTCGAAGCCAGCCACTCCCAGCCAGGACGCGGATGCGGCGCCTGCAGGTGCGACTGTGCCCGAACCGGAGACGACAACGAGCTGACCGCCCGTGATCGCGGCCGAGGCCTGGCGCGTGAACGCCTTCCCCGGGATGTGGAGCGGAAGATACTCAGCCATGGCTGATTCTCACTTTCTTGGTTATTCCCCGAACAGGGAGCTGTAGATGAGATCGCCCTCGGTCTGGGCGTCCTGGGGTGAAGCGCCCGGCTTCAGCGCGACAACAGGGCGCCCCGGAGTCGGGACCGGCTTGCCTGCCTGGAGCGCTGCGATCTGGGCTTTGAGCTGTTCGTTCTCCTGTTGTGCTTCGAGGAGCGTGGAGAGGCGCTGAGCGCGTCCCGTGAGCGTTTCCTCGTCGCCGGAGCCGAGCAGATCGAAGAAGTCCTCTCCCACCTTGTGAGTCGCTGCCACCTTGTATCGCAGCGTCTCCGCCTTGGCTTCCTCCGCGTCGCGAATGGCCTTTGCAGTCGCATCGGCCTGCTTCTGCGCCTCGGACTTCTGAGACTCTTCGATCTCCTGAAGTCGTCGTGCCGCATCAGCGTTCGACTTGGCGCGGGTTTCCTGCTCGCGCGCCTTCTGCTTCCAGAAATCGACCGTTTCGGTCGGCTTGGGCGCATCCAGGTTGGGTTCCGGCGTAACCTCTGCCGGAGCCTCTACGGGCGTGTTGGGAACCTCGGGGGTGATGGGGTCGGACATGGTGTCTCCCGTTTCGGGTTGGGCGTCACCGTTGCGGCGGCGCTGGTCTAGCTGATGCCCTGCTGCTCACGCAGCGCGGACAAGATGTTGGGCAGATCGCCGGATCCGCTGGTTTTGCGGGCGTCCAGGTACTGCGAATACAGGTGAGCCGGGTCGTACCCCTCAACTGCGGGATGATGCGACCATCCGGGGACCGCGACACAGTCGCAATCGCCGTGGTACTTGTCGTGCTGACCGGCCGTTGAGGCTGTCCCGTAGACGAACCCACGCGACGCCATGACGAGGCAGAATGCGCATGTCTTCGCCCCTGTGGGGATACGTGCCCAGCCGGCGTTGTCTCTGATCGAGTTCTGCGTGATCGTGTCGCGGCCCGGCTGCAGTGCGTATTTCGCTGCTGCGAGACTCAGATTGCTGAGCGTCCCTGTGGGATCTTCCGAGAAGAGGCCGCCCGCTGCATAGCGGACGGTGTTTGTGACAGCTTCTGCGGCTATGACCGGCGCCATGTCGGCTCGGAACACTCCGGGGACGCGGGCCAGCGCTCGTTCCTCGTCGAACCAGTCAGCGGACACGGTTGCGGCGATATCGCCGTACTTCGTCGTCAGCTGCGGCATGAAATTCAACAGGGCATCGCGTGCAGCCTCGGGGGCGTCCAGGCTGAGAGTCGACCAGAACCCCTCAAGGTCTTGGACGATCAGTCTCGAGATGCCCTGGTTAGCTGCTCGGAGTTGCTCCACTGATTGCCGCGTTGGCATTCGACGAACCTCCCCGACCCACCGCTGCCAGCTGATCCAGAGCCGTACGAGAACGCTGGGCCCGAATCAGCTGCTCAACCTGTTCGATCCGCTGACCCGTGAACCCAGGAATGTCGGACAGAAGCGCATCCGTGGGGATCCCAAGACCACCCGCGAGCTGCACCAGACCAGCAACCGTCTCCGAGAACGACCGTGCTTCGAAGTTCCGCCAGCGAATCTCCGAGTTGTAGTCGTCTGCTGCTGCCTCGTTACCGTCGATCAGCGCGCACAGCCGCATTAGCTGTTCATGAGACTCCCCAAGAGAGGTCATGATCTCGCCGCCTTCACGGTTCTTCGCAGCCTCCAAACCAGCAAGAGTCGCATCGGAGATGTTGGAAATCCCATCGATACCGAGCGCTTGGGCCGGCACCTGGCCGATCGCAGCGAAGTCCCGGATCGCAGAGTTGCGGGCGTCGATGTACGGGGTGATCGTCCCGCCGTCGAGCTCGTCGATCTTGACCTCATTGGGGTCTTCCTCGAGGTACCAGATCCTCGCGGCGCCCGCCTTGAGCTCTTCGGACTCGTCCTTCGGTACCCAACCGAGCACGTACCGCTGCTTGAACGCCTGGAAGTACTGGGCGACGAGCATCTCAAACGTGGTCTCGTTGATGCGCTCCTGGATCAGCATGAGCGGTTCGACGATGCCGTACTGCTCTTCGCCGGCGAGGAGGTTGCGGTCCCGGTATCGGATCACTGGCGGGATACCGAGGCCGTGCTCGCTCTGGTCGATGTACTGCAGCGACCCGGAGCCGTACGGGATGGACAGTTCAGACCCGTCGACCGCCTGCAGCGACTTGCTCTCGTCCCCGAAGCGGTAGACGAACTCCTCGTCGAAGAGGGAGAAGATCCGGCTGCCGTCGCCAGCCACATCGACCGCGACGGCGAGCATGGGCCATTCATCAGCCTCGGGATCCTGGTAGAGCGCCGTCATCTTCCTAGGCGAGTACAGCGAGATCGCGGGCCCCTGCTGGCCCCGCCCGTAGATGCCAGGCAGTACCGTCGCGTATGCGGCACCGTAGGAGATCGCCGAACGGGTCAAACCCGTCTGACGCGAATCCATCCGGTTGCGTTGCCACCACACCCATGGATCGGAAGTGTCGTCCGCACCATCAGACGTGACCGTCTGATACCCGTCCACCTTCATCACCTGTGAGAACGTCTTCACCAGCAGCGGGAGATAGTTCGTCTCCGACTTGCGTGCAAGCTCACGCATCAGCGGCGGCGCGTCAGAGGGAATTTGCACGGTGGGGCGGAACGTACGATTCGGGCTCACATCAAGTGCGGCATGGATCCGCTCCAGGCGAGCGGCCTCGTTCAGCTTCTGGTTCTCGAGAACGGTCTTGAGAGCCTCGAGGGCGTCGGCCTTGCTCAGCGCCACGGGCGTTCACCGTCCTTCATGATCATCGGAACACGGCCGCGTGACTGCGTTCCGCTTTCATCGTTCGAGCGCCCCACAGGGCCAAACTGACCGCCTCGAGCGGCGTCTCATCACCACCGGGCACGGTGGACGTCCAGCCACCACGACGATCCCGGTCACACACCGACACAGCGTCATCCAAAGGGCCTTGCCCATCGGCTCGGTGGGTCATCGTCTTCTCCGAGGCTGCGTTGCGGGTCATCTCGCATGCCTGTAGATACTGGGGTGTCGAGGCGACCACAATTCGGCGTGCGCTGACCTTGCGGTCAAGCAACATCTGCTTCAGCACGCCGGCACCGGCCGAACCGGACAGCACGATCGCACGGGATCGCTTCCACCGCGGGATGCCTGCCGCGTTCTTCTCGACGAACCAGTCGGCCAATGGAGTCAAGCCTCCCTCGATCTCACCCTCGAAGGGTGTGTCGAGCAGTTCGACATGGACCGTCTCGGAGGCGCCCTTGAACCCACCACCAAGCGATATACGCATGCCATCCTGCGAGAACGCCACACCGTACGACGGAGAACCGCTCGGGTCTGGCAACCCCTCAAGCTCTTCCCACCGGGAAGCTGAGATGAACCGAGACCCCACCTGATCGGTATCCCAGATTCCCAACGCCTCACGCTTCCACGACTCGTCAGACGGAAGGTTCTTCCGAAGGCGGAGCATCGACTTCAGCGGCGTTCGGTGCGGGTACGACGGGTTCGCGATCTCCCACTGCTCCCGATCATCCGGGTCTGCATCAGGATCCGCCGAGCACTCGATATAGACGGCGTCGTCGGAATCTCCCGACAGAGCTTCACGGCGCCGTTGCTTGAACGCTTCACCCGGATCGACCGGGCGCGGAGGCGTGCCCATGAAGAACAGGAGCGCGCCAGCCGGGAACCGTGACTGGTTCGTCGCCGCAACCATGTCCTCGAGGGCCTTCTCGGTGAGGATCTGCGCCTCATCGAAAACCTCGATATCGACCTCGTCGAACCCTCGCCCGAATCCTTGCTCGCGAGCTCCGAACATGATCACGGAGCCGTTGGTGAACTCGATCTCCTGCTCACCATTGACCGCGCGCACATTCCGAACGAATGAGGCAACCGATTTGCGACCAACGAACCCACGCAGCGACGCGAACGTCTTCGTCGACGTGCGCGTCCGGTGGGCGGTCCACAGAACCGTCAAGTTCGGGAAGATCGTGCACAACGCCACGATGATGCGGCTGATCATGTACGTCTTCGCCACCTGGCGAGGAATACTGAGCGTGATGCCGCCGATCGTGGCCGCATAGTCGCCATCCGCGCGCTTCGCGAGGATCAGCTTCGACGCACCCTGCTGCCACACATCGAACTCATCACCAAAGTCCCGAATCCGAGCCTCAACCGCCGGCCAGCCCGTCGATACAATCCCAGACGGGATCACAACATGACGGGCAACCTCAGATAGCTTCCGCGTCGAACGCTTCGTCTGCGACGTCGGCGGCATTCGAAGCCTCCTCGACCATCTGACGCTTCAACGCCTCGACCTCTTTCGAGATCTCGATCTGACGCCTCGAAAGCGCGGCGAGGTCACGAGGTGACGTATTCTCGTTGTCCAACGCCCGCGCAATGACCTTCCGCATCTGGATCAACTCATCCAGCCGGGAACCCTGCTCAGCTGCCTGCAACACCGACGTGATCTGCACCGGAGGCTTCTCGCCCTCTTCCACCGCACGCAGAGGATTCACTCGAGCCATGCTCGCCACCTCCTGCGGTGTGGAAAAAACGACGGGGAGAGATCTCGCTATACCTCGGGGTACGAGGCTGAGGGGCCGGAGGGGGTGGGTACCCCCTTTGTCACCAGATCGGGCTTGTGGTGACCTTTTGAGGCGGTTTTGGTGGTTGTGGGTCCGTCATCTTGTTTCCGCGTGATTGGTTGCATCGTCGGCAGATGACGCGGCCGTTGGTGGGGGTGTTTGTTCCACCGTTTGCCCAAGGGATGATGTGGTCTGGTTCGGCGCTGTTGGGTTTGCGTGTGATCTTGTAGTCGAGTTCGACTGTGCAGATCGGGCAGTGTGTGATGCCTTGGCTTTGGCCGGCGGCTAGGACTCTCTTCCTCCAGTGGAGGTAGGGGGCTAGTCCTGTGCGTGAGGTTGCCATGTGGTTGTCACCTCACTGCGTGCTGGTCAGTGTGGTCGGGCGCCGTTGCCCCTTGGGGTATCGGAGGGCGGGGGGTGTGTTAGTCGTACCCTCGGGTGTCTTCGTCGCAGCAGAGGGATGCTGCGAGTGGGGAGGGATACTCTGCGCCGCATTGTTCGCAGGCGGTCATGGTGTTCAAAATGGGAACCCGAAGAGCAGGGTGCTCAGTTGCGCCAGGAGGCATCCGATAACAATTCCGGCTAGCACTGGCCACCCGGGAAGCGAACTGTTCTCGCCGAACCATCCGCTGCTGCCACGGTTCTTGCTGGGCGACATCAGATGCCGCCCACCCGCCGGAAGCCTTCAGAAATACGGCGTCCTACCTCTGCGGGGTCTGTCTCGTCACCGCCACGGAAAATCGTTACGTGTTGATCCTCCTTGCTTCGTGGCTTCACAGGCGTCTTGATGCCACGGACGATAGAGACCAGCAGTGCCACTGCGAGGGCGCTCACGATGAGGATGAGCCAGCCTGCGCTGACCCATCCGAGGATCTCCCACATCATCAGGTTGCCTCCGGTCGTAGACTGTGGCCCACCAGAGTTGAGGGGGCCGGTGTGGCTGAGAAGTTCGAGACGATGACCCTGAAGTTGAAGACGACGCGTGGGTCGGGTCGTGACAAGAAGAAGGGCGATCAGGAGCTTGAGGCTTTGATCGCTGAGGGTTGGGAGATCGTGTCCGAGCGGCGTAAGGGTGCGCTCGAGTGGGGCAACAAGGACACGTACATCCTGCGCCGGCCGAAGGGCTGATGTTGCCTCGGTGGGCTGAGTACCCGCAGATCGGACATACTCACAACAACGGTGATCGTATGTTCGGGTTCGCGTCAGGCTATGCAGGCGATCTGATGGCGGCTGGCACTCCGGTCGTTTCTATCTTGCGCCGATCGTCTGTCACATCGGTTGTCAGTCTGGTTGATGTTGGTGACGAGCTCGACGTCATCTGGTTAGGTGACCGATGGGTTGCGCGCCGCAATGGGATGGACGTCGGCACCCTGACGTGGAACGCGAAGGAGCGGGGCAACCCTGACCCGCGGACCGGCGCCCCGCTGTGGATGCTCGACGATGGCGTGCTGCATGTTGAGCGGGTCGTGGTCGATGAGGACGACATCGTCGTGAACCTCGCCGGTTACGTCACGCCTGTGGTTCGTTCCTGATCTGGTTGGTTCCGTCCTGGGCCCGTCTGTGTGAACGTTGGGGTTGGTCCGGTCACGCTTGATGCCTTGCATGGTCGGCATGCTTGGTGAGGAGTCTGCAACCGTGTTCTGAGGGGGTGGGGTGATCGGGCCCAGGAGGGAAGTGGGT